ATACATATCAGTACCAACTGATTGGTTAGAGGCTATAAACATACAAATTGATAGTGGTGATTTCTCACCTTTGTTTCAACAATCTATAGAATCACTAGATGTCTACAGAAAATCAAACGATAACGTCACAGGTCAACCTATTTACTTTGCATTGGTAGATGATTCAATTGAATTTGCACCTACCCCAGACGGAAGTTATACAGTACAATTAACCTACTACAGCAAGATAGATGCGTTAAGCGATTCTAATACTAGCAATTTTTTATCCACAGGATATCCAGATGCTTATCTTTATGGATCACTAAAACACGCTTCTATTTACTTAATGGAAGATGAACGAGTGCCACTATTTACAGCACAGTTCGAGAAAGCTTTAGAAGAAATGAGACTAGAGCAAGAAAAAGCTGAGTTTGCTAAAGGTTCTTTAATGCAAAGAAGAAGAACATATGGCAAACGCAGAAAAGATATTTATTATTTTGGTAATAACTAGGAGTACAAAACATGGCTGGATTTAGCGATTATTTAGAAGACAAAGTGCTTGACCATGTATTTGGCGGCACTGCTTATACAGCACCTACAACATTGTATGTTGCTTTATATACAGTAGCACCTACTGATACTGGTGGCGGTACTGAAGTAAGCGGTGGAGCTTATGCAAGACAAACCGCAGCTTTTACTGTTTCAGGAACAAATCCAACAACAGCAACAAACTCTGCTGCAATTGAATACCCAACAGCTACAGCCGATTACGGAACTGTAGTTGCAGTTGGCATCTTTGATGCCCTATCATCAGGAAACTTATTAGCATATGCAAACTTAACTGCATCAAAAGTTGTTAGTACAGGAGACGTGTTCAGATTCAATGCTGGTGATTTAGACATAACATTAGCTTAACATCATGGCCAGCATAGGCTACAACAAAGGCTACTACTCAAGATCAAGGTACAACGATCTTGCTATACAAGCCGAAGCAACCATTCAAGGCGTTTCAGGAGCTACTGCTACTGGAACACAAATAGATAGAACCACAGCAGTTATACAAGCTGTTTCTGGGTTTACTGCTACTGGTACACAAATTGATAAAGGAACAACAGTTATTGCTGCTGTTTCTAATGTAATTGCAGCAGGTAGAAAAACTCATGGTGGTTCTGCAACAATAGCAGCAGTATCAGACTTAGATGCACAAGGATTTGTAATACTTGATGGAGTTGCAACGATTGCAGGAACATCAGACTTTGATGCAACAGGTAGGGCAACATTTGGCGGAGCATCAACCATAAATCAAACCAGTAGTCTTGTCGCTATCGGTGGTTTAAAATGGGAAGATATAATTGTTCCAGGCGAAACATGGACAGATCAAAATGTTGCAGGTGCAACATGGACAGATCAAACAAACCCATCAACAAATTGGACTGTATTAGATAAACAAGAGGCAGCTTAGATGGCAGATACATACACAACTAATCTAAATTTAACTAAACCAGAGCCAGGTGAAGCAGAAGATACTTGGGGTATTTCCCTCAATGCAGACCTTGATACTCTTGATGCAATTTTTAAATCAGATGGCACAGGCTCAAGCATAGGTTTAAATGTAGGATCTGGAAAAACTTTAGCGGTAGCTGGAACATTAAATGTTACTGGTACTTTAAGCGGAGTTAGTACAAGTTCTATAACAGAGGGGTCTAACCTCTATTACACAGATGCAAAATTTGATACAAGACTTGCAACAAAAGATAGCGATAATATTTCAGAGGGATCAAATAACCTCTATTTTACCAATGCTAGAGCAAGATCTGCTGTTAGTGCATCTGGTGATTTAGCTTACAACTCAAGCACTGGCGTATTCTCATTTACTGAAAGAACTGATGCAGAAGTACAGGGCCTAATTACTGGTGGTACTGGCGTTACAGTTAGCAGTGGTCAAGTCTCTATAGGTCAAGCTGTAGCTACTTCTGATTCACCTACTTTTGCCAACATGACTTTAAGTGGCACTGACTCAATTAAGATTTCTAGTGGTACAACTGCTCAAAGAAATGGAACTCCAGTTGCAGGTATGTTCAGATACAATACAACCACTGGTGAGTTTGAAGGCTACACTAATGAGTGGGGTGCTATTGGCGGTGGCGGTGGATCATTCACCACAGATATTTTTGCTGGTGATGGTTCTGATACAACCTTTACAGTTACATCAAGCGTTGGTAATGAGAACGATCTTATGGTTTTCATTGATGGTGTATTCCAAGCACAAGACTCTTACAGCGTTTCAGGTACAACCTTAACTTTCTCAACTGCTCCTGCAAATGGCAGAGTTATTACTGTTTATCATGCTAAAGCTGTTTCAATTGGAACTCCATCAGATAATTCAGTTGGCATCACTCAACTTAATGTAAGCGATGGTACTAATGGTCAAGTGCTTACCACTAATGGAAGTGGTACTTTATCTTTTGCCGATGGTGGCGTTGCTGGAATTACATCTTCTGCTGATGCTACAGCTATAACCATAGATAGTTCAGAGAATGTAGGGATTGGGGTAAGTCCATCATACAAAATACATTTAAGAGGTTCGAAAAACAGTGATGTGCTATATATTGATGATGGTTCTCAAGATGGTCACAGGCAGTTAGAGTTTTCATCATCTTCCAATGGTCAAATTTGGACTGTAAATTCACAAGGGGATTCTGGTGGTGTATTAGGTGTTTTGGCTTTTGCAACAAAAGGCACAGAACGTATGAGGATAGATAGTGCTGGAAATGTTGGAATTGGATGCAGTCCTGCTGCTCCACTTGAAGTTAATCTTGCAACCGATTTTAATTGGCGTTTACTTGAAGGAGGTTCGCAAGCAAGATTAATGGCTATTAGCGATAATGGAGCATCTTATAAAGACATAGGGATATTGGGTCATAACACTGTTTTTTATCAGCAAGGCACAGAAAGTGCAAGAATTGATAGTGCTGGACGATTGCTTAGTGGAACAACCTCTGCAATTCAAATTGAGAGATTAGGTATTCAATTTAATGGTGGTAATTCTATTGGAATAGCTTTAAAAACTACAGCAGCCGATGGTTACTTACAAAGATTTTTTGATAGTGGTGGAACAAACCAAGGTAATATTTATCTTGCAACAAATGGCACTGTTTCTTTTAACAACCTTTCAGATTATAGGGTTAAAGAAAATGTAGTCACTGACTGGGATGCAACCACTAGGCTTAAACAATTAAAGCCATCAAGATTTAATTTTATTGCAGACAGCACAAATACTACAGTAGATGGCTTTTTAGCTCACGAAGTTGAAGACATAGTGCCAGAAGCTATCACTGGAACTAAAGATGCCACAGAAGAACTTACAAATGTAGTAATTAATAATGTTGGTAATGTCATTGCAAGAGACATAGAAGAAGATGATTGGATAGCAGGTAAAGAAGATGAAACTTATCCATCTGATTCAACATGGGAAGCTTCTCATACAGCAAATGTTTATCAAGGCATAGACCAAGCAAAACTTGTTCCACTCTTAACCAAAGCATTGCAAGAAGCATTAACAAAAATTGAACAACTAGAATCAAGAATAGAAACACTAGAGGGATAAATGGCAAATACAAAGATACCAAGTGAACTTATAGCAGATAACTCTGTAGGAATAGCAGCTCTAAATGTAAGCGATGGCTCTGATGGGCAGGCATTAACTACCAATGGTGCAGGCACTTTAAGTTTTTCAACAATAAGCAGTGGTGCTACAAGTCTTAATGGACTATCAGATTGCAAAACTTTTGGTACTTCATCTTTGTTAGTTGGTGACTCAGACACAGGCACGATTGATGCAGCTAATTACAACACTGGTTTAGGTGTTGGTGTTTTTAATGCTTTAACAAGTGGTGATGAAAATGTAATGATTGGTTTTGCAGCAGGTCAAACTTTAACAACAGGAAGCCACAATATTGGCATAGGTGTAAATGCTGTAGACGATGTAAGCACAGGAAGTTTTAATGTAGGTATAGGTACACATGCTGTAGGCTCAACCACAACTGCTTCTGAAAATGTAGGTATTGGTTACTCAGCTTTATTTGCAAACACCACAGGTGCAGAAAACACTGCTGTAGGTGCTTCAGCTCTATCAGCCAATACCACTGCAGGAAATAACACAGCAGTTGGTCGTATGGCATTACGAGACAATACTACAGGTGATAATAATACTGCTTTGGGACATCAAGCAATGATTGCAAATACCACAGGCGTTAAGAATACATCAGTTGGTAAGGGTTCTTTGTCAGCAAACACAACAGGTCATACAAATACAGCAGTTGGTTATTTTGCACTCACAGCAAATACCACAGGTGCAATAAATACTGCAATAGGTAATGAAGCTTTAGACACCAACACAACAGGTAATTACAATACAGCTTTAGGTTATGCAGCACTGTATGCCAACACCACAGCATCCTATAACACAGCAGTTGGCTCAAATGCTTTAGATGCTAATTCAACAGGAGCTGAAAATGTAGCCATAGGTGTAAATGCAATTGGCTCTAATACTACAGGCTCAGATAATGTTGGAATAGGCTCTAATTCTTTAGCTAATAATACCACTGCTGTAAATAATGTAGCAGTTGGAAGAAGTGCTTTGTATGCAAGTACCACAGGTGCTAGTAACACTGCGATAGGGTATGGAGCATTGATAGCTAATACGACAGCTAATAATAATACAGGTGTTGGAGCAGATTGTTTAGCAGCAAATACTTCTGGAACAGGCAATACTGCTGTGGGAGCAGATGCAGGTAAAAATATAACCACAGGCTCAGAAAATGTTGAAATAGGAATTGGTGCAAGATATATAACCACAGGAAATTATCATACTATCGTGGGTGCATATTCTAGTCCTGCAAATACAAGCACTAATAGTGAGGTTGTTATTGGCAGAAATGTTTTAGGGGTTGGTCAAGGTTATGCAACTTTTGGTTCAAGTTCTAGTAGAACTTATGTTTCTATGGGTTCAACAACTTGGGGTTCTACTTCAGACGAAAGACTTAAAACCAACATTGTAGATGAGCCAGTGGGTTTAGATTTTATAAATGATTTAAGACCAGTCAAATTCAATTGGAAAAAGAAAAAGGATGTAGATTCAACCTTGTTTCCTAATATACATGAAGCTGATTCAGAGGACAGGGTTCAAGATACTGGTGATGGTATAGATATGCATGGTTTTATTGCACAAGAATTAGAAGCCACTGTAGCAAACTATTCAGACTTAGGCGATTTAGGACACCAAATATATAAAGAAACTGACGATGGAATTTACACTGCTGCACCAACAGCATTGCTACCAATGCTTGTAAAAGCTATACAAGAACTTTCAGCAGAAGTTGAAACACTTAAATCACAACTAGGAGAATAAAATGAAAACAGTATCAGAAGTACTAACAGCAGCAACCGATAGCGTTGATTTAATTAATGCAATTGATAATGGTTCACATGATGTAGAGGGCGTGGAGCAAACAGAGATAAATGACACGGTACAAAGAAATGTAGACCATCTTGAACTTATCTTGGCTTACACAGACCCAGATGTAGCAGGTGACTCATCAGATAAGTCTAGCTACACAGATGCGATTGCTACTGGTAAGGATTACATTTCTAACAATTCTTGAAATAATTATCCTGATAGAGGTTATTAGCTTTATAATTAATAGAAAGAAACTAGAGTGGATTGATTAAATTAAGTCCAAATTAACAAAATAGAATATTATGGCAGACACATATACAACAAACTTAAATTTAACAAAACCAGAGGTAGGTGCATCTACCAATACCTGGGGAACAAAAATAAATACTGACCTCGATACAGTAGATGGATTATTTAGTTCCACTGGTACTTCGGTGGCCATGAACTTAGACGGAGCAGTCATTGATAGTTCTGTCATTGGTGGCACTACTCCTGCTGCTGGATCATTCACAACACTAACAGCAAGCACATCTATTACAGGTAATGTTACTGGTAATTTAACAGGTAATGTTACAGGCAATGTCACTGGTGATTTAACAGGCAGCGTCACGGGTAATGTCACAGGTAATGTCACAGGAACAGTTTTAACAGCAGCACAACCTAACATTACAAGCGTTGGTACGCTGACAGGATTTACTTCGGGTGGTATTGATGATAATTCTACAAGCACAATGATTACCTTAACAAATGGATATCAAGTGTTTTTAACAGATTCTTCTAATAGCTCTCAAGAAGTCAACATAGGCACATCTAGCACTTTGGGTGGCAAGTTAAGTGTTCAAAGTGTTAACAACGAAGCTGCATACTTTCACAATAATGGTGGTAGTGGCGGAACTGGTAATGCGGTAGCTGCATTTAAAGTAACCAATTGGAATATTAACGATGCTTATGTGCAGACATTTTACAATTCTAGTGGCACATTGGCAGGTAGTATTTCTCTACCAACTGGATCATCAACCACAACAGCATTTAACACATCCTCAGACTACAGGCTAAAACAAAATGTAGACTATACATGGGATGCAACCTCAAGACTAAAACAACTCAAGCCAGCAAGGTTTAGCTGGATATCTGATGATGACAACACATTGGTTGATGGCTTTATTGCACATGAGGTTTCAGACATAGTTCCCGAGGCCATTACTGGTACAAAAGATGCAGTCGATGATGATGGTAATCCTGAATATCAGGGCATAGATCAAGCCAAGCTTGTGCCATTATTGGTCAAAACCATACAAGAACTAGAAGCAAGAATTACAGCCTTAGAAAGCTAAATGGCATTATTTCCAATAACACCCCCAGCAGGCATAGTCAAAAATGGAACTGACTATGGCAACAAAGGTCGTTGGGTCGATGGAAATTTAGTTCGCTTTGAAAATGGCTACCTTAAACCTATAGGTGGCTGGACAAAACTAAGACAAACAGCCTTAGATGGATCACCTATTGGAATGTATGCTTACAACGATAACTTAGGTGAGCCTATATTAGCGGTTGGTACAACAGAAAAGGTTTATGTTTTATACGACAACACCTGGACTGATATTACACCATCGGGTTTTGTTAATGATGGAGATGCCGATCCTCTTGGTTATGGTGCATATCATTTTGGCGTAGAAGACTATGGTGATGCTCGTTCACAATCAAGCTTACCTTTAGATACAGGTCATTTTTCTTTCGATAACTGGGGCGAACATTTAATCTTTTGTTTCTCTGGTGATGGCAAGATTTATAAATGGCGACCCAATTCAGGCGGTACAGCCGATACTATAGGAACAGTCGTGACTAATGCACCTACAGGGTGTCAATCAATTATCGTGACCAACGAAAGACATTTGGTTGCTATTGGTTCGGGCGGA